CCATAGGGAGCGCAGGTGATTCTGCACTCTTGCAAGGTAGCGCCCTAGGGGGTCCTATTCATCATAGGGCTCTCTGGGTGTGTGCCCAGTTTTCACTCCTACGATTCATAATCGTTGTGGACACTGGGACGCTACCTGCTACCTTCTCGGTTCTCAAAGACGAAGGGAGTCATCAAGCGAAAGAAGGGGAAGTGATGTATCAAAGGCTCCAAATCACGGAGCTTTTGAAACAATCCCCTATCGCGAACACGCTCATGAGGCGCCCAATAACCCCGAAGGGCTATTTCGCGTCCCAAACGAGCAATGCTACCAGCAATGCTCCTTAACGCTGGATACTTCAGCTCCAAAGCGCCGAAGACCAACGTAAAGGCCGAAGCGAACTGAGCAACGATTGATACAACGATATCACCGATGCGTTCGCCTTCGCCAGGCAAAGCTGTGATGCGGCCGAATTCCTGGATCAATGGAAGAACGAGTCCCCAGACAAAATCGAGACGACGGGATGCACGAGGCATCCATGCCGCCTCGAACGCAGCTGCCCACTGAAGGGCGGTCAAATAGTTTTGCGAGTACATCATCCTCGCTAAACGAAAAGACCGCTGCGACGGAATGCCTGGGAACCCGGCGCCCCCAACCCAGCGTGGAGCGCAAGGGTCGATGCCGGCATCCCGCAGGGTAAGGAAGTCAACCCTCCTTACCTTTGCGACATACCAGCAAAGGTCCATGCGTTCTTTCAACGCCTTTGAAAGTTGGGGGCCATCCATCCAGGAGGGGGTCGTTGAACCCCCCTTACGACACCCGGATAAAGCGCGTATGGAAACCGTATCGACGACGTGTTTCCGGAAGGGAAGAATCAAGCGTTCCGTGAAGACTCCGTAGCCTTCATCGGTCGCGAAATCCTTTCCCTCTGAAAACACGGCGCCGGTGCGTGCAAATCGTGCTGATAGAGCAACGTTTTCACTACGTGTAAGGGTGACAATTAAGTCATCACCCCAAACGTGGTGGAAACGCTCACAGCCGACTACACTTTCGGTAACCCATGCGACATAGAACGATAGCAAAGGCCACGTAACGGGGTTCCCCATAAGGAGCCCCCTATGTGTAGTACCGACACTACCGTCCCAAAATCGCATGGTGCGCCGGCCGATTGCCGCCTCTCCAATTCTCTGGAACCAGAGAGGGGCTCGTAACCCTGCGCACATACCGCGAAAACCGGCAAGACAGAGATCCAAAGGCAGGTGGTCGGAGGCCGTCTTCAGGTCCAAGGACCTGATCAGGTCGCCTTCCACACCGCCCCACTCGAGGGAACCTTCCGATCTCGAAAGGCGAGGATGTTGACGTACAACCTCAAGAAGGCAAGAACCGATAATGTTGGACAGGACACCGAAGTATCCTGCTTCAGCACTAACCGTTCTTACCTTCCACCCTCTCTCGGGTACCACTGCCTGTCTAACAGGCGGGGATGGACACAGTATGAACATTTCATAGCAGGCAGCTAGCAAAAATAGCTCCTCTCTGAAAACTTCCCACTGGTCGAAGCCAAGGTCCTGGTTTCCCAGGAACAAGACTTCATCCATCCTAAGGACTCTGCCAGAGTCAAGGAGCCTGTAGGTTTCAGCCGTTGCCGGCGGGAAACCCCGGAATAAGTCCGGTTCCTCCGTAGGATACCGGAATCTACCGAGAGACTCCAAGACTTGTGCCACTGATTCGGCAGTTGCAACGCGTGATCTAAACTCATTAGTAAGAAGACGGACATCCTCCGCTTGGCCTCCGGCCGCCCGGCCGAAGCCGAACGACGCGGAAGAAGACACAGCACGGGTATCGGCCTGGATAGGCCGTGCCATGTGCTTACAGAAACCGCCAAACGAGATCATGTCCGACCTCTCTGTGGAGAAAGAAGTTGTCAAGAGGTTTTTACACCTCGAGGCTTCCTCTTTCAGAACACTAGAGATTGGCTCGGGCAAGGACCTCGACGCGCGAGATATCTGCATGAGCTTTTTGCGCTCATACTCCTTCCCACGCGAGGAAGTCGGGGGGGCATACAAGAACGCATGCCCAAACCCGGTCCGTTGCTCTAGACTTTTGAGTCGACAAAGAGCGAAGTATTCCTTAAGTCGGGTCATTGCCGAAACAACGCCCCGACAAAAGTATACTTTGACAAACTTTGCCATAAGGGCTTTCGCCCAGGCAAAAGGCCGTTTGTCACGCTGCAACTCCTCCTTCGTCCAGCACAAAAAGATGCAAGCATCAATTGTGCGAGCAACCTGCTCAAGATGAGCAGGTCGCCGAGAACCGACATAACGACGATCCTGGAGGTGATCCAGAACGAAGCCGGCCCACCGAAGTGGGGTGACTTCTAACCGTCGTTTCCCGGACTTACATCCCACCGGGCGGGATTCACTGTGTTTTGTAACCATGTGAAGTTTCGCTCCAAGGGGGAGCAAGGTACTGAGGGCTGGTGGTTAGCCAGCCTTACTACCTTTGGAAGGGTGGTCCTTTAGGGATGCCCTCCCGAGCTTGTAAGCCCACCGCACA